GCGCAGATAGGAGGAGGAAATCCAACAGAATGGCTATATCAATACCCCGGAATTATAAGAAGCGCATTAAAGAGCGAAGGAATAGGTTTAATATCAACAATCCCAGAACTAGATGGAGTGGTAAGAAGAATTCCTCTCGCCATAAGCGTAGCAGATAGAATTTATCCCAGTTTTGCACTGGAGATGTTAAGGTTAGGCACAGGAGACCCTAGTTATCAGGTAAAGACCGAAGAAACAGGAGTCGAGTGGATACGCTTACCTCAGTATAATATTATAAAAACTAGTCAAAATGGTACTATATGGGTAAATTGGAATACTAAGTTCTATAGACAAACAGCTTTAGAGTATATGGAGAACCCAATCCCCGCTCCATTTGTTATTTTTGGAGTCACAGCAGAAGGTGTGGCACCTCTTGTAGCAACCCCAGCGGGACCAAAGTATCCCCACGATATACAAGGAGCAGTACTAAATACAATAGTCAATGGGAATGCACTTTCTCAGCCTTCATGGAGTTTTGCAGCCGAGCTAGGAGTTCTCTTGGTAGGCATCACTTTAATACTATTAACTTCTGGTAGCATATATTTCAGCCTACCCGTCATTTTAACACTATTAGGGGGACTTGGTTTCACTTCATGGAAACTTGTGGAGTCTTCCTACTTACTTGACGTCTCTAGCACGATTGTTATCCTGTTTTTATTCTGGGCGATTGTATCATTCCGTAGTTTTATCACTCAATACTTGTTGAGATTACAGATCAAACAACAATTCGGGACGTATGTCAGTCCCGCTCAAGTTGAAATACTCCAAAAAGACCCAACACAACTTAGATTGGGTGGGGTTACGAAACGTATGACTTTTCTATTTTCGGATATCCGAGGATTTACCCCGATTTCTGAAAAATACCAGAAAGATCCACAAAAATTAGTGGAGATAGTTAATCGGTTTTTGACTAATCAGACTGAGATAATACAAAAGCATGAAGGTTGCATAGATAAATACATGGGAGATTGCATTATGGCCTTTTGGAACGCTCCTTTGGATGTAGAAGACCAAGAAAGGAAGGCTACAGAGGCTGCATTGGAAATGAGAGTAGCGTTAGGAGAGTTAAATGAGATTTTTAAGGCTGAAGGACTACCTGAGATACATACAGGGTGTGGGATTAACACTGGGCTCTGTGTTGTTGGGAATATGGGGAGCAGCAGTCGTTTTGATTATAGCGTTCTCGGTGATGCAGTTAATCTTGCGGCTCGTTTAGAGAGCAGTTGCAAGACTTACGAGACCGATTTGATAATTTCAGAATTTAGTCTGGTAGATGGGTACAATTATGAATTCTTAGATGAAGTTGTTGTAAAAGGCAAGTCGGAACCGGTTAAAATATACACCATACAAAAATAGTTCTTGACAACAACCACAAAATTTAGTATAATATAGGAAATATGTGTATTTATGCACAGGATATTTTATGGGAGAGCAAGGTGGATGCAGATGATGTCGCCGCCGATTTAGCGAAACACGTAGCTGTCGATGCTGAGAGATGGAAAACTGCATTTAAACGGTTCGACACTATAGACACGCAAATCGCAAGAATAGAAACAATAATGATAGGCGTAGCCGGTACTATAATTGTCGGAGGCGCAGGCGTCGTTTGGGCAATTTTGACCATGCACGCATAACGGAGAAAAAAGTGGAAAAAGATTACGATAAAAAAGATATTACGGCGTCGCCTTCAACGAAAGCGGCTCCTAAGAAACCCGACTTTCCAGAAGGGTGGCAGTACTATTTCAAACGCGGTTCACACTGTGTTAGAAGCCCTGAAGGAATGTTAATGAAATTCAGTAGTAAAGCGAAAGCTATGGAGCATGCGAATGGCTAAGATGGATATTAAAAACAAAATGGAAGTTGAAGAGCCAGTAGAAGACGAAGTAAAACTTACTAAACGTCAAAGAATTATAGCAGCTAGAAAGCTTCAACTACAACGTCAAAAAAGAGCATACGGTAAACAACCACGCTCTTTGAGATGAAGTCAGAGTACAGGTTAGCTATATGCAATACCTGTCCTTTTTACACCCTATACATATGCAAAAAATGCAAATGTTTTATGCCTTTAAAGGTAAGAATACGGACTTCTACCTGCCCAATGGGTAGATGGAAATAGTCCAAGAAAATACGGAGTTAGATAATGTACGGATCATTACAATTATGGGGAGATGAGGTAGCCTGCCCCACTACGGTAGCAACGGCAACTCAATTTACAGACAATACTCCCGATGAAGCCCCTCATATCAGGTTTAATAACTATAGTGCGACAGACGAGACTATATATTACATAAACTCTGGTGATGTGCAAATTGGGTGTATAAAGTTAAGAGCAGGAGAAGCACTTCTGCTGCACAAACGCAGAACTTATCACAAATTTTATGCAAGTAGCAACGAAGTTGTAGCTTGTCCTGTGTTAGTTATGCGATAATGTCCTTTTTCAAGAAACTTAAAAACATCATTACAGGCAAAGACCTAAACTTTGATGGTAAAGTTGATATTAAGGACAAATTTATTGAAGCTGAGCGAAACGCAAAAGGGCAGCCTCAAGAAATTGACCTGTTTAAACCAGGTAAAGAAAAGAAGTAGTATTCTTTTGGGAGAAAAGATTATGGATAAGATGAAAATGGCGATGGCATGGGTAAAATCGAGAGTTGGTGAAAGAACGTCTTGGGACGGAGCAGTAATTATTGCAGGTTGCTTAATGGTAATCTGTTTTGGTGGACTAGCAAAAGTTGCAGCTTTTGTAGGTTTAGGCTATGGTGCCTGGACTTGCTATAAGGCTGAATAGTCCTTAGGGACTTAGGAGGTAGTCTTGACACTACCACAAAAGAAAAGATTAGAGGAAAAACTCTCTTTACCACCAATGATACTCGCGATAGAAAAGGCAACTGCAGTGCTTATAATAAAGCAACGGCAGAAGCTAGAACGTCTTAGCAAGATAAAAGATTTTACAACTATACCTCATTATATGAGAGGAAGGTTAGAAGAATTTCTAAAAGGGAACTAAGGTGCCAATCACACAAACAAGAAGGGGTTGGAAAATTAAAAATACTTCCGGTACTTCTAAAACCAAAAAAGCTGCGAAGAAACGACTTCGCGCTATTGAATGGCGGAAGAAGAAAGGGAAAGCACGCGCAAAGCGTTAGGAGAAATCAATGAGATTTAAAGTAGAAGGAACATCAACTTCAGCACCAACTACTTCGGGAGCAGCCATAGATGTAAATGGAGCTCAAGAAGTACTGGTAAGAAGCACAGATGCTGCAGGTACATACAGAGATGTTTATATATCTGGTAGTGGTTCTTTTATTATTGGAGGCGGAGAAATGTTTATTATTGTTAAAGCAAGTACATCAACAATGTATGCCGCTCATGCAAATGTAAAATTTTGCCACGTCAATACAAGAGTTAAGTAACCATGAAGCCAGACATGCAAAGAGACGGTAGGCAATTATGGCTAGAAGAAAGCATTGTTAGTGCTTCCGCGTTTTTAACTGCAATGGCAATGGCTGAACAGAAACGAAGTTTATCTGATAGAGAATCAGATATGAAACAATTAGCTCTCGCTTTTATGTATCTATACAACGTAGTAGAAGAACAAGATTTACTTGGTAGTGTAGATAACTTTTTTAATAACGAAACGATACACTAAAATGATCGAGATTAGTAGGAAAGACATAGTAGACGACTACTTAATGGACTTTAATGAAGATCGTTTCATTAAACTTCCTATTGATGGTTATATGGACTTATTAGGTATTAAGCCTAATACTACACAAACAGCAATTATCAATGCTATAAATAATCCTAAATATAGGTTTATTTCAGCAGCAGTTGCTCGTAGACAGGGAAAAACTTATATAGCAAATATAATTGGTCAGTTAGTATGTTTAGTTCCGGGATGTAATGTTTTACTTATGTCACCTAACTACTCTCTTTCACAAATTTCCTTTGACTTACAAAGGAATCTTATCAAACACTTTGATTTAGAAGTTGTTAAAGATAACGCTAAAGACAAAGTAATTGAACTATCGAACCATTCAACTATACGAATGGGATCAATAAATCAAGTTGATTCTACGGTAGGTCGATCATACGATTTAATCATTTTTGACGAGGCTGCACTAGTAGATGGCAGAGATGCTTTCAATATAGCACTTCGTCCTACATTAGACAAAGAAAATTCAAAAGCCCTATTTATTTCAACTCCTCGGGGTAGAAATAATTGGTTTGCTGAATTTTGGACTAGAGGATTTAGTGATGAATACCCTGAATGGGCTTCCGTTAAAGCAACTTATCATGAAAATCCTAGAATATCTCCAGAAGATATTTCCGAAGCCAAAAAGACAATGTCAGAATCTGAGTTTAATCAGGAATATTTAGCCGATTTTAATACTTATGAAGGACAGGTCTGGGGCTTTGATTTAGCAAAGTGTCAACAAGATCTTTCGGAGATGGAAACGGGAAGAATGGATATATTTGCAGGAATGGATGTTGGTTTTAAAGACCCAACAGCTTTTTGTGTAATAGGATATGATTGGGATAAGGAATCTTTCTATTTATTAGATGAATACTTAGATTCTGAGAGAACTACAGAAGAACATGCGGCAAAAATTAGAGAGAAAATAAATCATTGGGATATTGATTATATTTTTATTGATTCGGCAGCACAGCAGACAAGATTTGATTTGGCACAAAATTACGATATTAGTACTATAAACGCAAAGAAATCCCTTCTTGATGGAATAGGTTATGTTGCAGGAATTGTAGATAATAATAAACTAATAGTGGATCAAAAATGTAAAGAAACTCTCATCTGCCTTGATCAATACCAGTGGGATCCAAATCCTAATCTATTAAGAGAGAAGCCGAAACATAATCACGCTTCGCATATGGCAGATGCATTACGTTATGCGTTGTATTCGTTCGAAACAACCGCTACTACTTTCTAGTAACCCACTACCCGAAAATAGTTCTTGACATTGAACCTAAAATTTAGTATAATTTAAAGAGTAGTAAAAGTTATGACATTAAAAAGAGATCTCGTAAAGTACGTTCGGGATAAGGCTAAGTCGAAATATAAGAAAGAAACGAATTGTTATATTTGCGAAGCCACAGAGAACTTAGATTTTCATCACTTCAACGGATTAACAGAGTTGTTAGAATCGTGGCTGAAGAAAAAGAAGATTACAGTTACAGAGGAGAAGGACATATTAATCCTTCGAAAGCAATTTATTGCTGAACACAGAGCAGAACTTTATGATGAAGCTGTTACTCTATGTCATGAGCATCATTTAAGATTACACTCTATCTACGGTAAAAGACCAAAGTTAATAACAGCAAAGAAACAAGTAAGATGGGTGGAAATTCAGAGAGATAAACATGGCATGGTATGACAGATTTTTGGGTAGGGAAGCTACCATAACAACGACAGACGAGGAGAAGGATAATCCTTCTCAGTATCTTATTGCCCGTGATGAGGGCTTTGATATTGGATCTCGTGAAGTTGTAACCAATTATAAAAATGCTTACGAACAATTAGAGGTTGTAAACCGCGCGGTTAACATGATAGTGGACGACGCTGCGGACATACCTTTTAGTGTAGGTGAGAAGATACAGGGAACAATCAATGTTTTGAAGAATATTCGAAAATCAAGAGTCGAATTACTACTTAACAAAGAGCCAAACCCTTTTCAAGATATAAATGCTTTTAAGCGAAATTTAATAATCGATTTACTACTAGATGGTAATATCTTTGTTTATTTTGATGGAGCACATTTATATCATTTACCAGCGGAGCATGTTACGATAGAAACTGATGAGAAAAAGTATATTAATAAATTTACTTATGATCATAGTATCGACTATTCTCCAAAAGAGATTATTCATATAAAGGAAAACAGTTTTAACTCTATTTATAGAGGAGTTCCTAGATTAAAACCAGCATGGAGAACCATGCAGTTACTAGGCTCAATGAGACGATTCCAAGATAACTTCTTTAAGAATGGGGCAGTGCCCGGATTAGTGCTTAAGTCACCCAACACTCTTTCTGAGAAAATCAAAGAAAGAATGTTACAGGCTTGGGTAGCTAGATATAATCCGCAGTCTGGAGGTCGTAGACCTCTGTTTTTAGACGGTGGATTAGAAGTTGAAAATTTGACGGAAGTCAATTTTAAGGATTTAGACTTTCAAGAGGGCATTAAGTCCAACGAAAAAATAATCCTAGAAGCGATGGGCATACCGCCTATCTTATTGGACGGTGGTAATAACGCGAATATTCGACCTAATCACCGACTATATTATTTAGAAACCATACTTCCTATTGTAAGAAAAATAGGATATGCTTTCGAGAGGTTCTTCGGTTTTAAACTAGATGAAGAAACGGTAGGAGTTCCTGCCCTTCAACCAGAATTACGCGAACAAGCCGCTTATTACTCTACACTTGTGAATACGGGAATATTAACACCGAACGAAGCAAGGGAGGCACTGAGGTTTGAGAAGATTGACGGATTCGATACACCGCGAGTTCCTGCGAATATTGCAGGTTCAGCCGCGAATCCAGAGGAAGGTGGGAGACCAGAGGAAAACTCACCCATTGAGGAAGAATTATGACAAAAAATATGATGCTAAAGGCTTTATCAGAATTTGTCGCCAGCAAAGGTGTTGAACACATGACAC